AATAAGCAAGAGCGCGGCCAATAGCTCCCGTTTCCGCTTTTTCTGCATAATCTCCAAAGTGCCCAGCGTCTTCACGCTTATGAGCGGTCGCCATGATCTCGCCTAAATCGTTTTTAATTGTAGCTTTCGCGAATGCGTATTTATCAGTTAATTGCGCGAACTCAGTCTCGATGCGATATCGTGGGCACTCTTCGCGAAACCATACTAGTCTATGCGCTACTTGCAAATAATCTTTGCCTTTTAAATTTAAGATCGGAAGCTCTGTGCCTTTGTTTGTCGTAAAAGTATTCATGTGGTTCTCCTTATTTTTTTAATTTTACTTGTATTGATTTACTACCCTTACCTCTGAAACTTTGCAAGTAAGAATCATGTAATTTTTGAACTTCAGGGATTTTTTTATAATCAATCGTTCCCACTCGCTCAAGATAAGAAATAGTAATTTCATCACTCTCTAATTTTGTCGCTTTAGTTTCACTCATAAGCTTTTCAGCAATGCCTGAAATTTCTTCTTCAATCATATCAATTTGAATCTTCATCTCTTCTCTTGTTTTTTTAAGATAAGCGATGCGACTCATTTCGTGCGTTGAAAGTGTTTGTACGGGTGCGGGTGCGCTTCCATTTCTAATTGCATCAAGCTCTTGCAAGAACTCAATGGCGCAAGCGTGTAATCTATTTTGCAAATCAATGTCGGGTCTTACAATGGTGACGTTCACCATTCCATCATGAACGAACGCTAAAAATGCGCACTCATACCCAGTGACAAATAACTGCCATTGAACTTGCGCAATATAATGCGCGGGTGGCTTATCTGTGTACTCAACAAATTTAGGTTTATTTAAAACGCTTTTAATTTCTAATATTGTTTTTTTATCGTAGTCGATTCCATCAAGTGAAGCAAATAAACGCGGGTTATCATCTCGTGCTACAACGTCAGGAATAAAAGTCTCAAAACTTGTCGCTCTCACAACGGCTTCCCATTCATGACCATCACGAAATAGTTTACGCTGAAAGTCTGATATTTCTTTTACTTGACCGTTTTTGTTAGCTAACACGTCAGATCGTTTATTGAACGCCCCGTTAATCCCAGCGATTGCCGCAACCTCTGAGCCACCAACCCCATTGAGTCGATAGTCTAGCCATTCTTTACTGCCTTGAATTAATTGTATTTTTTGCATTTGTGGTTCTCCTTGCGCTCAATGTAAATCAAGGTGAAATTTAATGCAAGACAAAAATGAATAGCTTTTAAAAATGCTGCGCCCGCCTTTGGTAACAAATTACTTGCAACTTCCAGCGGGCGAGTATAAGATTTGATTGCTTAAAAAAAACCTGAACTCAGATTACATCTAAAGATTCAGGATTTCAATAAGTAAAAATTTCTTTGTTGGACATCTCAAACAACGGGCAAAGATCTTAGCCGCCATCGGTAGTTCAAAGCGGCAAGCGTGTGATACCTCGAACTAGAGCGCGAACGTTAGGCCATGCAAGGTCGTAAGTCTGGTTATGTGAAAACTGATTGCATTTTGTTTTCATCGCAAAACGACGACTCGTCCTATTGGGCAAGATAAGTATGTTTTTGCTAGTATTCAAATGAATGTAAAAATTCATGTTGGATACTTGCGCTCACTCCGATCTGAACCTTTGGGCAAGCTTAAGTATTAAGCGTTTAAATATGGAATTAAAATATGAATAGTAAATCTAGTAAAAAGAGAGCTTTTAAAAAAAAGCTCAAGGTTGAAATTGATTTAAGGAATAGGTTTCAAAAACTTATACATTACAATTTAACAAGACCATTAAACATAAGACCAAAACACTGGCTTTATGATTCAAAGCAATGGCGAGAGCTAAGATATAAAACATTAAGAAAATATGGATTTAGGTGTATGGCTTGTAAAACAAGCGAATCAGAACTTCATGTTGATCATATTAAGCCTCATAGCAAATATCCAGAACTTGCATTTATTGAATCTAACCTTCAAGTTCTTTGTAAAGACTGCAACCTTGGTAAAAGTAATATTTATGAAGACGATTTCACTATTGACAACGTAAATACTTTGCATTACGAATGTGTTACAGGGAGATAAAACACATGACAAATAACTTTACCTTTCAAGGTACTATTACAAATCTAGAATCAAAAACCACAAAGACGGGTAAACCGTTCTCAACATTTACTTTATTAGCAAGCGATGAAGGTCGTCAGATTAATATTAATGCAAGCGCGTTTGGCTTCTCACATGATCGAATTGAACAACAAGGCGAGGGCGCTTTAGTGATCATTATGGGAAAACTTGATTCAAACGAATATCAAGGCAAGCATTATATGAATTTAAGAATTAACGAAGTTCACGGAGTCCAATCATATGAAAAATAAAAAGAATAAAATATCAGTAAGTTTTAGAATGAACGCAGACACCTTAAGAATTGTAGACGGTATCGCCCAAGATAACGAAACGGATCGTACTGCCGTACTAGAATACGCGATTCATAGATTGCTTGCGGCAATGTTAAAAACAAATAAAAGAAAAGCTAAGGCAGAATCAAAAACTAAATAATTTTCTCAATGGAGGGAAAACAAGGCCGCTCAAGGATAAATTAAGGTAATACCGAAAGTTTAAGTTTCACCTTGGGCGGTTTTTTTTAAGGGGGCATTATGTCGAATTTGATACCAAACCACTGGTGGGAAGTTAAACTCTTGCCCGAAGAAATTAAATGGATCGAACGCAATGGTGATAAACGTAACGATAACGGTAAATCACTTGGTTGGGCAACTAAAGCAACGAGTGAATCATCTCTTGATCATAAGATTGGATTAGCGGGCGAGCTTGCCGTTTCATTAGTAACGGGTATTAAAATAAATCAAATTACAGCTAAGTCTAAACGTGAATTAAATACAGGCGATTTAGGAAGCGTGATCGAAGTTAAGACGCGAAAAGAATCCGATGAAAGCCGTTGGGATATTGCTGTCAATGAAGATCAACTTAAACCCCACCGAGCTTATATCTTGTGTCTAGCTTTTAACTTTCCTAAAAGCGTTTTTGTTGTGGGCTGGGAATGGGGTAGTACAATTGAAAACGAAGGAAACAAATTTAAACATAGAACAAACGGACATTACTTTTACGTCTTCTCATATAAGAAGCTTAAAAAAGTTAGTAGTCTTTTTGACGCGTTAAAATGAATAAATTTACAATAACACTCAGCGCCTCATTGTGAGTGTTAAAATTAAGTTAAGGAGAAATAAAATGAAGAAAATAGTAACAGTTCAAGAAGTAGACGGTGAAGGAATGATTGGATTATTAGGTAAAAACGTAATTGTATTTTGTTTAAATTACATTTATACAGGCGTTTTATCTGGTGTCAATGACACATGCATTAAATTAGACAATGCTGCTATTGTTTATGAGACAGGAGCATTTAGTTCTAATAAATTTACAGACGCACAAAAACTTCCATTTTCTGTATACATTAAAAATGCTGCCATTGAATCTTTTAGCGAGACTGACAAAAAATGATGTTTAATAAAAAAATTAAATTACGGTCATGGTTAGGGTCACAGTCAGGGTCATGGTCAGGGTCATGGTCAGGGTCAGGGTCATGGTCAGGGTCAGGGTCAGGGTCATGGTCAGGGTCAGGGTCACGGTCAGGGTCACGGTCAGGGTCATGGTCAGGGTCATGGTCAGTGGCAGGATAAAAAGTATGGATAATAATGAAAAAGCACTTCAAATTATTTTAAATCAAGTTGATAAGCTCGAAGCTGAAAACGCCCGACTCAGGGAAGCGTTGGAAAGAGCTGAGCGGTATAATGCCGAGGGTATCAATGCGCTCGTTCGAGGATTTGTTGGTAATGCCGAAGTAGATTTTAGAGATTCACAAAAAGTTGCTATATTTGTGAAGCGTTGAAAGGTGTGGAGTGATGTTTGAAATTAAGTTAAGGAGAGAAGAATGATTAATTTTATTGCAGGATTTATTGGTGGTATGGCTATTAGTTTTTTTATTGTTATTTTACTTATTCGTAAAGTTAACAATAAAGTTAATTTAAAATGAGCATACAAATTAACCAGAGGGAAGTTATGGATGTGAAAAAGAAAATTGAAGATGCTGCTAGAACATTCGAGCAATATGATTACGGCAATAAACAAGAAGAACAAGAGGATGCCTACAAGGAAGGCGCACACTTCGGCTATGCACTGGCGAGTGAGGAGAATGTAACACTGAAAAGACTGTACCATGATATTTGCCACGAATGGAATGAGACTTGTGATTCAGATTGCAGTTCTTTCGGACACACCGAAACTTGTAAAATGATTAATCTTGGCAATGCTAAAAGAGCACTCCAATCTGAAAACGCCCGACTCAGGGAAGCGTTGGATTATATAGCCAATGCAAGTTGGAAAGACCACCCAGAAATTTCTGAAGCTATTGATGGAAAATATCTTGATGATCTTTTTTCTCAAAAAGCCCGTGAAGCGTTGAAAGGTGGAGAATAGTGGAATCATTAACTGTGGGTGAGTTTTGGGAATTGTGTGGCACTTTTTTAGTGTTAGGCTTTAGTCTTGTGATTGGTGGTTTTTTAGGCGCTTGCTTCTTTGACGTCCTCCGTGACGTTTTAAGACGTGGTGACTAAAGTTTCATTAGTTAATTAGCCATCTTGCATATGGGCAGTTTTTGCCTATACAATTAAATCTATGAAGTTTAACAAACTATTGATTTTAGTTGTTCTTTTAACACCCAGTTGCATGATTCATTCATCAATCAATGTGCCGGTTCCAGCGCCCACTTCGACGCCTTCACCCACACCCACACCCTCACCAAGTGCAACGCCAGCCGAGCAAGTGAAAATCATTACATTAATTTGCGATGAAAGATGCACCGAGGTTGAAAAATCAAAGTTAATAAAAGTTGAAGCGAAACTCAATGAAACGCTTGCCAGCAAATGTTTTGAAGACTTTATCACTGACCCAAAGCGAAAGTGGAATAATTTACTCGGGAAAACACCGTGGGACATTGTGACCGAAATGCGCCGTCCACAAATCATGTTAGTCAACTATTACTCGTCTATTCAGTTTTGGGTTTTGGGCTATGAAATGGGTGGCGAGTCTGTCGTTCATTTAAACCGCGTAGCAATGGCTTACCACGGCTTTTCTATTTGCAATGAGGCATCGGTAGCAGCCCACGAAACAAGTCACGCCAAAGGCTTTATGCACGTTGGTAATAGCGCTAACAGCTACAATTTATTGACGCCACCTTATCAAATTAATGCCGCTTTCGACTCTATTGATCAAAACAAAGGTAACGGAGCTTGTTGTAAACCGTGAAGGGCTTCGTTCACTCAATGGAGCTAGACGACTTCGAGCGCGGTAAAGTTGATCAAATTACTATATATCGCAAGAAACCAAAGTGCAATGACGTCAGGTGTAAAATTTTACCATTTGAAGCTAACTCAGAAAAGCGCGAGAATAAAGAGAATGAACCTCCCCTCTCGGATCAAGATAAAAAAGAACTCGAAATCGTACGAAGTCGTTTGGCAAAGCGTAATTCAAGGCGATGAAAAGTGCATGGGTCTTGCTGACGGGCAAGCAAAGACAATCACTTTAAAAATAGGCATGACCAAAGAAGAGACCCTTGAAACTTTCGTACATGAAATTTTGCATGTATTTACGTTTGAATATCCCCGCCTTAAAATAGCGCACCCGCTAATTTATAAGCTTGAAAAGCCGATTGTTAATTTAATAAAACTAAATGGCTGGCTTATCTTTTAACTTGACCTAGTTTGCTTTAGGCAATTTTTGCCCATACACTTTTAATATGAGTGATGAAAATAAGAAAATGCAAATGCTAAACGAGCTTCGCGATTTAGCTTCTGAATTAAAACGCGCTCCGACAATGAATGAATATATAAAAGCCTATGGGCATACGAGACATTTTATCTCGATTATGTTTGGCGGATTTTCTCCCCTGCTTCAGTCGTTAGGACTAACACCACACAAGGCAAAGAAAATTGATGATTCTATTTTTGAAGTTAAAGACATAGAGTCGCACTTAAATAAATACAATCAAGAGTCGGACATAATTGACCCAGTAAAAGTTTCATCGAATAACTGGTGTGTCGTTTCTGATGTCCATTACCCTTTTCATCATGAGAAAAAGCTAGAAGAGTTTTTCCAGAGAGCCGAAAAGAAAAAATATGATTTGTGGATATTAAATGGAGACGTACGCGACATGTATTCTCACGCTAAATTTCCGCGTTCTCATAATATTTTTACACCTAGAGAAGAGAATACACTTGGCAGAAAATTAACCGAAGAGTTCTGGGCAAGAGCTAAAAAGATAAACCCTAAAGCTAGACTTTTTTTGACAATGGGGAACCATTCAGTCAGACCAATGAAAAGAATTATGGAAGAGTATCCAGAGGCCGAAGATTGGATTGCTGAAGCAATGAAACGAGAGTTTTCGTTTGATGGCGTGACGACTCTTTTTAATTCAAGAGACTTTATTTTGTTGAATGAAGAAATTGCAGTTTTTCATGGTTACAAAATGAAGCTCGGAGATCATAGAGATCAACATTTAATGAGTTGCATAACAGGTCACACACATAGACCGGGAATTGTTTACCGTAGAATGTTTAACAAAATTATTTTTGAAGCTAATTCGGGCTTTATGGGAAACCCAGCGGCGAAAGGATTAACCTACACTTCGTCAAAATTGACAGAATGGGTCAATGGCTTTCTTGAAGGTGATGAGTTCGGCCCTAGATTTATTGCACTATAGCTTGCCTCATGCTAACCGTATATTATTTAGAAAACATGCAATTTATTGAACATTGGAAAAACTCACAGCGCGGGTCTATTTCTCGCCATAAAAAACCATGAGCGATTCAGACGCTTTCGAGCTTTTTTGCGCTCTTAGTATTTTTTTATTATTATTCTTATTTGATGACGAGGAACCTAGTGACGAGGATTAGATTCAATTAATCGGTCTACTTTGTTCTCGATTCGATCAAGTCTATCCACAATTGAGTCTTTGACGCTTTCTTTAGTTGCAAAGGTATTATAAGAAAACGTCACAACACCAACGCAAAGAACAACCACAAAAATAACAAACTCTATCCATTTAATTTGGCGTTCATTCATGAGTCGCGCCTCTTAGCAATGAAGCCGATTTCAATTAAAGACTTTCTAATTTCTGGCTTTGTTAAATCATACTCGTCGGTTTTATCTTCCCAACAAGTAAACAATTTAAAAGCGCCGCACTTATATGGTGTTTTGTAATGATAAATAAAACTAGGTTTGTCCATTGCTAGGCGCAGGGTTCTGTCCTTGAGCGGCGGAACAATATAGCTGTACGATGCCAGTGAGGCGCAACCGTAAAGAGTATAAGCGAGCATCGTCGATACTGTCGTAATCTTTAGAAAGTTCTTGAGCATAGTCATTTTGCAATCCGAGAATTTCTTTTTTAATTTTATCTTGATCGAGTCTATCTAAGAACTTCAACCCGACCAAAATAATTTCTAAAATTGTTTGTGTCATTTATTTTAAGTTTTGTGGCAAAACTTTGTCTAAAAGATTAGCAAGACCGGCGCAAATGTCTGCGATTTTTGCAAGAGTAGCAGAAATCAAATGAGCAATAGAAAGAGGCTTTTCGCTTTTAATAAGACGAAGTCCAGCTTCTAAAACGATGGCAATAATGCCAGCTTGCCCACTTGCAGAATGAATGATTGAGTTAATTTGATCTAACATGTTATTTCTCCTTATAAGTTAAAGGGCACTTCCATCCTTGGAATTAACCCCCTGTGTAGTTTACGGACGCGGTCAAGAATCGTCAAATTATGGAATAAAGAACCTTTTACCACTTAATGGCGAACTGCATTGAAAGTGCACCCAAGTTGGGGTGTAAGCAAAGTCCTCACACCATAAACCAATCACTTCAAGCGCTTTTACGTTCTGTTTTATCCAAGCTTTAAGCTCGCCGTCACAATCTTTAATGTCACAAGCAAGGCCAGCAAGATGCTTTGAATGTTTTGCATTAGTTTTTTTTTGAGCAATTAACAAATCTTGATCGCTCTCAGAACGTAGCCCGCTGGTTACAACCATAGGCTTTCCATAAGCGTTTCTAATTTCATTTATTCTTTGCAATAAAATAGATAAGTTTTTATCTATGATTAAGCTTGTCTTGTAATCGTGAGGGTTAAGCTCGCGAATGGTAATCATGGCGAGTTAATAAATCTAACATAACTATAGACCAAAGTCCCACCGCTGTTGTCTGTAATATTTACCGAAGAACTTGGGGGAATATATACAACCGAAGTTTGTGATATTTGAGTACCACTATAAGTCGCACCAGTTGAAAACTTCCATCCGCCACCGGCGGTAGTGGCATTCATTGAAAAACTTAAAATTATATACTCGTTAGCGGCCGCAGTTATGGTCGCAACCGTACCACCAGCCAAAGACCCACCAGTACCACCGTTTATTTTTATTGTGCTATTAGAATTAAAATTAGTAATCATTAACGAGGCCTCCAAAAAATTGTCACAATTAAATCACTTGCTCCTGTTTGTACGCTAGTCACATCAAAGCGAAGCTTATCGCCAGCCGTAAAGTTCACCGTTGATAAAACAGGTCGAGTACATCCAGTTGGTAGCGTACCATCTACACCGTTAATATCAAACTGCGCATTTGCTGGCGCGGCACTCGTTACGCTTGGAAGCGTTGAGAAAATAGTAGTGTAAGATGAAGAACCCGCCGATGCTTTTTTAATATCAACGGTTGTGGTTCCGCTTGACCCTTGAGTTCCGCTATATACGCGCACGTTAACGATTTGAGAGTTATAATCGAAAGTTTCAAATGGGCCCAATCCCGTTGCTGGTAAGGTTGCTAAAAATGTGGCGTTACCATAAGCGCCAGCCATTCCAAAATAGAATGGAAAATATTGATAAGTATTAATGAAGTTAATCGAAGCCCCAAAGCGCTGGAGTAGGTCTTCACTGATTGCGCTTCGGAATTGCGATCCTTCAATATAAATCGTGTTTCTTGCTGGTGTAACTGGTGTTGCCATTATTGCCCCTTATCCATAAATTCTATACCCCGCGCCCTTGTCTGCAAAGCCTACCAGCTCAACATAGTAACCGCTAGTGGGAGTGAATCCTAAAGTTGATTGAACCGTCACAGTGTTAGAAGTGCTATTAACGGCAGAAATTAAAACCGAACCGCTTATGGTAGAAAAATCATTGCTTCTTACATAAATAGCAGCGCCCACATTAAATTTTGAAATGTCACCCGATGATACTGTAAACACAGTATTAGACGCGCCGCTCACGATTGCAATGGTTGGGTCAGCAAACCCATGAATGGCTTTATACAATGAATTTATTCCCGCATTTGTACTCGTTGGGTATTCCGGAATTTCCACAATCATTCCAGACGTGGGCGTAAAAGATAAAGGGCTTGAAAGGTTAAGTGTGTAAGGAATAATCGAATTGTCCGTTCCAGATAAAACAGCTTCACTGGACGCGCTAAAATCGTCCGCCCTTACCCTGATTGTTTGCCCGATATAATCTTTCCACTTTAAAGTTTCGTCCGCGCTAGTCGCGTTGTAGCTTGAATCAACTTTAATTGAGGTCGTAGTAGAAACACCACTAGCGGAAACAATGCTTGAAGGTGAAACGGTTCCAAACCTGTCAGCCGCCGAGCCTGTAATTCCAGAAACAAGTTTAAGCGTAACCTCGCCCGTTTTTAAATCTAATGATCTGTCGGTTACTTCATAAAGCTGAGTTCCAAGATTTCGAAGCCCAGTATTGAAATCAGTTATTTGCAAATATCCATTGTCTTGAAGTGCTATCACATCGCCAGCTTCAATGCGTGAACCGACTTGGAAGTTTACTTTTAAAGCAATTTCATAAGCTGCGCGTTTATATCTATTTAGTAAGTTAGTGGATACTTTAGAAACTAGCGTTGCAGCCCCTAAACTTGTTTTTAATCCTTGTGAATTAATTGGAAGCAAAGACAAAATGCCGATCAAGTTTAATGAAGTCGTATCAAGTGAACGCAAAACGCTTTGATAAGTCGAATTGTCATCCATCACATCGTATTGAAATTGTATTTGATTAAAAAACTTACGACTATTTAATCCGCGTGTGTTTGTAATGTTTTCAGCGCCGATGATATTACCAAGGTTTAAAAACTGAAGGTTAACGGTAGCGATCGGTGCTTTGGTTTCGTTAACTGAAAGCTGACCATAACGAGTAAGTGAATAGCAACCAACTGGATAGTAAAGTTGCTGCTCGATAAAGTCTTTACCAACTTGCTGTTCATTTATATAAAGGTTCATTACATAAACGCCAGTGTTAAGATAGTTGTCTCTTAAATCTTCATGACCCGCAACGTCCACATCTTTCGGTGAAAGTTTAAGCCCCATGGCGGTCGGTAAAGTGTCGTATTTAGAACGAAGAGCTATTGCAAGAGAGCCGCCCGTTTCTAGCGTTAAAGTGCTAGTAATTCTTAAAACGCCATTCGGTTGATTTGTTGTGTCTTCGATTGTTGTAATTCTGTAAGTGCCATTGTTACCAGACACCGAACCCGAAACGGTAACATAGTCTCCAATAGTTAAACCATAGTCATCAGTTGCACTTTTACCAATCGGCAAAACAACGGCATTCGTGACGCCTGAACCTGTGATTAAATTAGTTCCCACCGCTTGGGGTGTTAACCCTGTAATGTATGGGCCGTTCCAACCTGATAACATTAGTTTAAGAGCAAGCGTTAAAGGGTGGCCATTAATCTGACAAGTATGTGTCGTTTCAGTAGACGTTGCATGAGTGGCCGCCGTGGTTCCTCTTGCGCCTCTTAACGCCGCATTAATTTGCGTGACCGTACTTGTTGTATATTGAATGACTTCGTTTTCCATTGTGCAATAAAGAGTCACATTTGAATCATAAGTTGAGTCTGGCCCAAGTATCGGCTGATAAAATAAACTTGCGTCATTTGTTGGGATAGTTAACGTCGAGGCGTTCACAATGCTTGACGAGTTAGTTTTTTGAACTTGAAAAATTGCTTGTCTTCTTTTTTGATTGGCATCACCGATCGAGAACGTCACCATTCCCGATTGTGTTTGTACGTTGTTAATAATGCCGCGAAATGCAACATAGTAATCTTGCGGGTAAGAAGTGTTAGCAAAGCCCACGCGCACAATGCAAGCTCGCCCCATTGTTTCGTTGATTATTGTACCACCAGTTCCAACAAGGTTCGATATTTCTGCATTCTTATCAATCATCACAACCGAGAATGTAGACGTTGACGCTCGCCCTTGCTCTGGCTCTAATCGCTGGGAAATAGTCATCGAACTTTTATCTGAAATGTAAACTTTATTATTCGGAACCTGAACCGATGCCCCGTAATAAAGCCCAGTCCCACCATAAACATAAGGGTCGCCATAAACCAGCTTATGAAAAGTTGGTTGCAAAGAATAAACATAGGGAACGCCTTCAATTTCAAAAACGATATTTAATTGTTTTGAAACCGAAGCAAGACCAAGTTTATAATTTGTAGGGTAGTTGCTTGTTGGCATTTATTATGGCTTTACTGGTTTTGGATATTTTAATTTTACAGCTAACCTAGCTGCGTGAAGTTCGTCTAACGCTTCTTGACCGCCATCAAAGAAAGCATTTAAAAATGCGCCTAAATTGGGATATTCTGCGATTCTTGAAGCAATACACAAATCAAGATCATGCTCGTAAGTGACGTCTGTAATATCGAAAGAATAATCTGCTTTTAATTTTACCCAATGAACTAATTCACCGCTTACTTCGTCTAGTCTATCTTCACTGTCAATCACATCGTCAATGTCGTAAGCTTCGACCCATGAAGGTGAGTCGCCAGTCTTTTCTAATTGCCATCGCTCAGGTTTACCCCAAGTGTTTAATCTTATCCACTCGTTAATGTGTGGGGTTGGGTCTTCAACTTCCAACCAATTTGTTTCAATTCCTAATTTGTTTTTTATGCTAATTTTTTTCATATTAATAACCCAAACTTTCGATCTCTATATGGCAAGGAGCTGCTCCGGTTACCGTTCCATAAGTTCCACCTTGCCAAGGGTAATTGGCATTGTTTGAAGTAATTTGAATAGTATCACCAGCATTTAATGAAAATGAAGTAGACATTGATGCAGCAGCGGTAGCCGTAAAAATATCACCAAACACCTCTAAGTTTGCACCATTTTTATAAATAGTAATTAAGCATGTACTTGATGGAGCGCTGGCATTATTGAAATAAGCTTTTAACGAATACTTACTAGAACGAGGAGCTGTAAACTTCCAAGCTGATCCTGTAGTAACCGCATTGTGTGAATCATAAATTTTAGAATCATAATTAAGTGGAGTGGTGCTCGTCATGGTTCCATTGGCGCTTGCATAATATTTAGCACTTATTAATTCATTTGCACCAATAACTGATGGGCCTGAAAGTCTAAAAATAGATATATAGTGAGAAAATGGAGCAGAAGCTGATCCATAAAAAGTCGCAGTAGTGCTGGGTCTAGCGTCAATATAATCTCCAGCATTTAACTGAATTAGTGTGGTTGCAACAGATAAGTTAGTTTGACCAAGTGATGCAGTTCCATAAACATCACCCATTTGAAATATACTAACACCATTTTTATATAAATTAACATAACCAGCAGTTCCAGAAGCATAAAAAGAACTTGTTGAAACTGAATAAATGCCACTAATCGGAGCCGTAAACTTCCAAGCTCCTGATCCTGTGGTAACGGCTGAATTTGTATCAATCAATTTTACATCATAATTAAATTGAACATTTGCACCTGGAGCTTGATTTGCAGATAAATAATAATTTGCTGCCACCACCCTAGTATCCGTGTCATTACTAACTTGAACATTTGATGACCAGCCAGCAATTGGAATTTTAAATTGAACGGTTGCATTTTGACCAGACACCAAAATAATTGATCCACTTGTTTTTACTAACGCGCTAACATTTGTGCTTTGAGATACATATAAACTAGTAGCCGTAGAGCCATCATAAAAAACATAACCAAAGTAAAAGCTTGTGTTAATAATTGTGGAAGATGAATTAGTTGCTGCATAAGTTCCAACAATATGACCAGCGGAACCAGTGGGTAATTTTGTTGTATCAATGGATAAACCACTTGGAAGTGTAAAAGATGCAGAGCTTGCCACTGGAGTTGTCCCAGTAAAATATCCTATAACTTCTAGTGAATCACCCACCCTTCTAGTCCGCCAACTTGCATTTGTAATGGTTCCTAAGTTTACGGGAGTAAAAGTTGTTGTTGTAATCCAATCGGTCATTACCGCACCGATAGGAATTGTTTGTGGCCCCACCTGAAAGTCATCAAAATTTACAACATATGCAACGGTTGTGGTTTGTGCCGTTATTACCGCAATTTTATAAGTATTATTTGCAGTTAATCCGTCTGATTGAAATGTAAATGCAACTCGTCCTTGACCCGTAGCTTGATTCATTCCACGATAGCCAGTCGGTTGAGTCCAAGCGCCTGAAATAGTATTGTAAATCCATATTTCTAGCGTCTGTGTAGACGTGCCCGAGAAATCAACCGTACCGCTTACAACTTCATAAGAAAAAGATCCTGTTAAAACTTTCGCTGTGTCTTCACGATCAATTGTGAGAGCGCCTGAAATAAACCCCTGATATTGGGCGTTGGCCGCTGAATGGGTAAGTTGTCCAGACTTAGTGCCAATTAGTGGGTTTGTGCTCGTTGCCGCAAGCGCCATTTGAGTTGCGCTTAATGTTGGAGCTCCTGAAGGTGCACCGCCTAAAAAGGTCAATGTGCAAAGCGACCATGGGCTTATCGTTGCATTTTCGAAGCTTGGGTTAGCGCTTGATAAAGAAAAATAATTTTTAGCCCCACCGCCGCCACCGCTACCCGATGACCCCCAAGTTAAAGCGCCCGTTCCGTCATTTACTAATGTAGTAGACAATGCACCTTGAGCCGCTGGTAATGTTAGCGCGTAACTTGTGGTTGCCGCCGCTGGTGTGATTGTAATGGTTCCAGAGCTTGAGCCATTTAATAACAAAGAGGTTAAAGACGCTTGAGAAGCTACAAAGTTACCACTCGCATCTCTTTTTACTATTGTAGACGCTGTATTTAAATTGGTTGCACTCATGCAATCCATAACTCCAACAATTAACCATTTAGATTGTGTTGAATCGTAAACAAGAGTGACGGCGCAATTGTCTGGAAGTAAATAACTAGACGTGATTAATTTTAATTGATTTGCACTTGATGCGGAACCAGACAAAGAGTTTAAAGTCGCGGCCGTACCGCTTGCATTTGATATGATTAAAATTTGACCGTCTAACCCAGCAACCACACCGTTTAAAACAACGCTTGCGCCTGTAAGTTTAATATTAGTTTTTGCGCTATCAAGTGCGTTGATAGTTCCAGCGGTTGAAATTGTATTTTTAGGAAAACTTAAAGCAGCGCCTAAACCTAAATTGTAAGAAGTTGAATCGGCAGAGTTCTTACTTAAAAAGGCCGCGTTTGTAATGCTTGCGTTTACTGATTGACCATCTATGACACCCATTTAAATCCCCTTATGCGTAGCTTACCGCTGGCGGTATAATTCTGTAAACCATTTGACCCGTTGTATATAAAAAAGGAAAGTCGGGCAGCATCTCTTTAAACTGATAACCCATTCCTTTACCATCGTATGAAGTTTTTTCTAACGTGCAATTAAACACAGTGTTTGGTGAGGTAGTGTCTGGACAAAACTCAAGCGGTCTACCCTTTGATCCCCATTGTAATAATGGCGCCCATTCGTTAGTGCATTTTAATTCTGGTTCATATTTAAACTCGACCTGAAAGAATTGGTGAGTCGCAAAGTAAATTGTTTCCTTTATACCGCTTGCCGATATATTCGGAGTTCCTATCATTTTTTGCATAAACGAAGGCGGCAAGTATGTATACCCAACTAAGGTGGGGATTAATAAAGTGCCAGCGGTTGAGGTTGAAGTATAACTAAGCGCACCCGTTTTGTCCGTTGCTGTAAATCCTAAAGTCGTACCAATCGAGGTCGCAAGTCGTGGCCCAGTTCCAAACAATAAACTTAAATAAGATCCCGCGCTGGTAATCGTAACGGTGTTAGTCGTTGAAGTTCTTGTGATTGAATAAGAGTAGGTGTTTACAGGGTCAGCCGCGCTCATTGCTCTAATCACTTCAACCATTAAATCTTGAAGTGAATAAAACCCAGTGTTTAAGGTTGCCAATATTGTTGGGCCACCACTAGCAGCCACAAAATCAAGAGAACTATTCGCACTCGACACCTGAAGCCCATAAGTAAAACTTGACCCATTCTTTAATGCCATTAAGAAGCCCCGCCCTGATTAATTTGAACATATGAAAATGAAGTTGCATCCGTTTCCGATCTTATCATTTCCATAAGAGTACGTTTTGTTTGCTCAGTTTCAAAGTAATTTCCCTGAACAGCAATCGTGACGCTTTTCTGTGTCTTGGCCGCTTCAGCCGTTTGTAAATCTCCCACGGTGCTAGGCGCTTCACTTGAAGCAGATGCCCCACCGCCGCCACCGCCAGTGCTTGCGCCAATTCCGCCACCGCCGCCACCCGCTGCACTTCTCAACATTCCAGACAAAGCAAGCAATGCGCCCCCTTGAGCAATCACTTCTGGTTGAAAAGTTCCGATACCAGTCGCCAATAATTCCGAACCTTGAGCCTCTGCAATGTCAGCGATAGAGTTTAACATAAACCCCCTCATTGCTTCGGCTGCATTTTTAGAACCATCACCCAACGCAATGAATGCGCTTTTTGCGTTAGTCTTTAATGATTTAAAAGCAACGTCTCCAAGCTTCGCAAAATTTCCAACGTCCTTAGAGGCATCAAGCGCTGCGGCCTTCCAACCTTTACTAAAACCAGAACTGGTATTAGCAGAGACTTTAGCCGCTTGATTTGCCGCTTTTATTTCATCACCCTTGCTGTCTTCAATTAATTTTTGAACATCAAGAGCGTATTTTCTTTTTATCTCGAACTTCTCTTGCTCGGCTAACGCTATCGCTGGCCCGCCTTCTTTTAATGCCTTCTCATCGGCTTCTCTTATTTTATTATTTGTTTCAAGTTCAAGATTAACAAGCTCTTCAGCGCGATGTTTTTTCATTTCATCGGCGTCAGTTTCAAGAGCAATTTCCGCTTGAATTCTTGCTTCTTTTAACTTGAGAATGTCTTGATTAAACTTAGTTTCAGCCTCGCGCTTATCTGGGCCTTTTTCTTTTTTCTCTGCATTCTTTGCGCGTTCTTTATCTTGCTCTTCTCTTTTTTCTAAATATTTATCATACTTTTCTAATTCACTCTTGGAGTCTGCAAGAGCTTTTTTAGCGTTTTCGTAAGTGCCTTTATAATTGTTATAAATACCATTTACGGTCGAACCGTATTTAGTATACATGCGCTCGGCTTTAGACACCTCTTCAGTTTGTGACTTTATTTGCTCGCGAAGTTTTTCCGCCTGAGCTCTGGTTCTTTCTATTCCGCTTCCATAATTGGCGGTCAAAGTATTTCCAAGATTCTTGATTGCACCTGAAGCCATCGAGATCATGGTTCTAAAATTAGAACCAAACATTTGTTCGTATTTTACAATTACAAATTCAAATATTTCATTAATGCCAACTTTAAGTTTTTGGTAAGATACTGTTAAAGAGTTAACATCTTCTTTCGCACCCTTTAAAGAGGTTTTCCCTTTTTCCATTGTTGCGTTTAAAATGGCTGTCTTTTTATCTTGCTCTGATAAATCAGAAACCATTTTATTAACACTATTAGCATAATCACGAAGAGCTTTATCGCTATCAATAACAATACCCATGTGCTTAAGCATTCGGACGTTACCCGAAGCCATAGCCATAGAAATTCTGTCGAAATTACTTGCTAAGTCGCCACCGAAAACGGTTGTAACTTTTCTAGCAAGCTCCATGATTTCAGGAATACGGTTCGCGTTCACTCCAAGCTCGACGATTGCCTTATTGGCTGACTTAAGCGCATCGTTCATGGTCATGAAGCCAGCCGTTGACTTCTCAAGACCCTCTCTTAACACGCTTGGAACTAAGCCCGCATTTGTGGCTAATAAATCAAATTGAGTGCTAACACGATTAATTTGTTCGGCTTCCAAAGTAAGGTCGAAGCCCTTTTTTAAAGTTAAAAGCGCAGTAGCTACAACGCCAAGAGAAACACCCATTGTGGCAAAGCCTTCAATGAGTCCCGAAATGTTTTCGACTTCGCCAAGTTCACCCAAAACTTTTTTCGCTTCTTGGGCGTTATGAATAAAGTTCTTAGCATCTAAGTCGATATGAAAGATTTGTTTTTCTTCTGCCATTTATTGCATCCTTTGAACAGTGTCAAAAAAGCTTTCGATAGCGGCAACGGTCGCAGGGTCAGTGGGATCGAGTGCCCTACGTTCTAACTTATCCTCTCGCCCAATTGCTCGAAAGTAAAACACCTTGCGAATCTTTTCGTAATACTCTGAATCGCCTAGAGAAATTGAGGCAATGTCGCATTCTGCAACATATTTTTCAGCTTGCTTGCGTTGTGATATTTTTCTGGCACTTTGTAACAAAGAAAAAAACCGAGTCGCTGGCATGTTAAGAACTTGCTCGGCTGTCCAACCAAACATTAAACAAGCTTCAGCGGTAAGATCGGAAGCGCTAATTTTTACTTGTTCAACTTTTTCTTTTAAGTTATTGGCTTTTTTTTTTCGTTTTCTTGGTCTGCTTGAGCTTTGCCAGTCACACAATCAAGTGTTAATGCGAACAATGCGGACGCTTGCGAGGTGCTCATCTTTTCAATGTCTTGATGGGTGATGGTATCACATACCGCTTTAAACAAATTAAAGTAACAATCGACAAGCTCTTCGCCTGATACCTTTTCAGCGTCCTTGAGTTCGACGAGTTTTCCAAGTGCTTGGGTGTACTGGTAAAACTCAAGAACGCTAATTGGTTTAATATTGTGAATCTTTCCATTGAACCTAAACGGAACCGACACCGCAACCATAGCATCTAAATCGCTAACGATTGGTACATTGTCTTGTCTCGCTGGTTTTAAGTTAAAAAGATTCATGAATCAATTATGTCCCATATTTGAAGAAACGGTTAGGAGTAACAGACTCGTCTGGTAAAATATTCCAAACAATTTTAAGTTTAGCTTGCTCAGTTGGGCCGTATGTAATGCTTGATTCAGCGCTTGCAACCGCTTTCCAGAAAGTATAGTCGCCAGATAAATCAAGTGCGCCCTTGCTTTCAGGGTGTAACACTAAACTTTTAGCGTTAGACAAATCACTGTCACCAATATTTTGATTGAACGTGATTGTTCCAGAGGTTCCAGTTCCAGACAAAGTTGCATGAGGAAATACTACTTTCCAAATGTCTTTGCTTTGAATTTCTGCTAACTCGGTTGTCACAGTTACTTCAACACCAGAAACACGACGATCTCTGATTGTAGTACCGCTTTGGTCTGCTAAAATATTTGCTTTGCTGTATTTAGCTGAAATTACAACATTTCCCAAACTACCACCTAGATCAACTTCAGAACCCGAAGTTCCAAATTTTACGATCATTGGGGTTAATTCCATATTACTTGTTGTTACTATTGCCTGACTCATATTTTTCTCCTTTTAAATTAAACTTTCGTAATGCTGAACCGCTAACTCCACCGATACTTCCTTACGAAATATCGCCCTTGGGTCATCGGGGCTTTTAGCGTCCGAGTACAAAGGCGAGAATTGCGCGTTCTCAATCACAACCACAATCTTGACCTTACCATCACCGCTAGTCAAACTCGCTTGGTCTAAAAGCCCAACGAGTGCGGCCTGATAACGGTAAGCTTTTAAATAAATACGCTCTGCATCTTTATCTTCAATCACAACGGTGACATTTAACCGAGTCTCAGCATTGATGTGATTTTGACCACGTTCGCGCTTTTTAAAGTCCATTCGCTCGGGAATAATAAAAACGGCTGGCGTTCTGTATGCCTTTGCTCTTTGATAAATAAAGTAATCCGCTGGAGGGTCAACCGCTACAACTGGATATGTGGAAGCATGAGCCGCTCCGACTTGTAACAATGCCGCCGCCATGTTCGTGGTTAAGTAATTCTTAATGAGATAAACGTCAGACTCAACTAACTGAAGACCGATACTGGATGGCATTACTCAGGGCTCCCTTCTTTTTGAAGGATTAAAAAATCATTAATAGATTGTTTAATTTTATTTTTAAACTCATCTCCCCATGTAGTAAATGAACGTGCAATGTCTGCATATTTTGCATATTCAATGCTTGTTGAAATGGTCATTGAGTGATCGGTTACAATTTTATATTGACCATTACTTGGGCCCACAACGGCTTTAAATAAAGCGCCAGTGGCAACCATGGTCTTACTTCCACTGCCATCATAAGAAGCATATTTTTTTAACTTATAAGTTCTGTAAGGTTCTTTTACCGTATCCCAAGCTTTGCCTTCTGAAGCGTTCTCAGTAAACCATCGCTTTCTTTGTGCGTTTTGGTAAATGCGGTAAATGTTTCGGTTTAAGAATGAACGCATTGCTTTCCCGCGGTCAATCATTCCCGCAAGCTTCATTTCAACGCTGTCATCCTTGGAACCAAACGAAACGCTCATCGGTTAGGCGCCACATCTAGAACGCCACCAAGAGAGCTGCCCCAAAGAGGAGCAAGCGCTTGACCTTGACGATTCTCGTAATAGTCGTTTCTTAATTTCATTGCTTCAGTTCGAGCGTCTTCAGACGATTTCTTAAATTGAATAATAATCTTTTCGCGTTCACCGTCTGGTAAATCTTGCATCTTGTAAGTATCTGCGAACGTGTCAGCGAAACGAAGGGCTAGTTTTTGATAAGCCTCGGCACTCGCATAAGTTAAGGCAGCGGTTTGAAGCCCGCCAATTACTTGGGAGTAATCATCACCAGCCGCTAAAAAATTAGATGCAAGCCTTAAAAAGCTTTGAAGTTCAGTGTCTAAAAAGTATTGAGAATAGTAAGTGCATTCGATAACGTCACCCGATACAGGTGCGGCCACTAATTGAAAATAACCCGTCACCAAATCATCATTCGAAACATCGGAATTAAGTAAGCGAACTCCATTTTTATAAACACCAAGAAAGCCCGTTGCTGTAGTGAGGTCAGTAATTCTACGAAATTCGAAAGTCTTAAAAATTGTATTAGTGCCATTTATGTCACCAAAGACGCGCTTAAATGCTCGAAGGCGGTCGGTTGAATTGTCAGAAAGCTTTGTTCTTAAGTCGCTTAATGCTGTCGTCCAACTCATTTAAAAACCCCTAACTGAATTAATGCGTCAAAGAGAACAGTGTCCTTCTCTAAAATCACATAGTTTAAGCCAAGCTCTTTCATTACCGCTGCCTTGGCATAGCATTGATCCGCTTCGGGTTCATTCGCTGGCTCATCGACATATAGTGTGGTTGTGGTCAAGTCGTCGCCAAGTCTAGCAAATGGAAAAAATTTATCAAAGCGCTTCATGCGGTCATAATGCTTGTATCTCTGACGAAGCTCGTCGTGATACCAATTTCGAATGTATGTAGAACTTTTAGCGATAGTTTCAGCAAGTGTCTTAAACTCTTGTGATGGCTTTTCGACATCACGAATTGGTTTTTCTATTGTTCTTTGTACTACCTCTTCAGGTGTTTCAGATTTATAGATGACCGACAAACTCTTGCCCTGTTTTATTCTCGCCATTAAATTTCCCCTTAAGGGTAGGGTAGCAGTGCCACCCCACCCGTCAAGAGTAAAATTAATTATACAGAACCGTCAGAACCTTGATAGAAGAAACGACTGTCAATGAAATCCGCGTTCGCACGAATACGAACTTTAAAGCGAATTACATCACGGTCGAAACTCATACCAGATGCTGGGTTCTCTAATTCAACCACGGCCGCTTCACGAATCTGAGCAATGAACGCAGGTACTTTAGAATCAAGAACGTACCATGCTTTAGAGTCAGCACTTACTGAACCGTTTTGGTCAAACACGAATCGAGAAATGATTGGGTTAGCAATACCTTCGATTGGGTTGATAGAGAACGCGCCCCCAGTCGCTCCAGCCGTTGCACCAGTTGGATAGTATCCAGAATGAAGCAAAGTAGCTAAATCGAATTTGTAGTGAGGTGAAGCGATGATCGCGTCAGGTTGAACTGACATTTTCAAACCAAGCAAGTTTTTCTGATTCATTAGAGCAATAAAGCCCGCTTGAATGTTAGCTTGATTTAACGCACCGTAAGAAGCTGGTCTAGTTGAACCGCCGCCCACTAGTGAAGTAGACCAAGGGTAATTTGCTTCAGTTGAAGGTTGAGTTTCAGATTTAGGTACGCTCATGTTTCCATAAGTCATTCCTGATACTGAAGCCAATTTACCGTAGCAAAGAACTTCAAGAACTTGTTTAGCATATTGACCAAGCAAGCCGGATTGTTTTTGAAATTGGCCCGTTTGATCGTCTTCTAAAAGTTCTTTAGAAACTGCGAACAAAGTTCCGTACTTTCTATTTCTGAGCTTGATGTCCAAACCAGCCGCGCCCACTTCCGGATAGATTTCGTTCTCCCCGATTTGAGAAGGGAAACCAACACCTTGTAGTGGTGCGTAAAGTTCTTCTTGACGAGAAGAGTTAACAGTGTGTGCCCATTGTTCAAATGTAGTCGGAACAGACTCATAAGCGCTGTTAACGATAGTTTGAACACCAGCACGAAGAACCGCTGGGAATGCTCCCATTTGATCCGCTTCTGCTAATTTGTTCTTGGTTTTTTTCCAGTTGAAAGAACGCTCAAGAACCGGAAATGCTTTCGCATCTCTTGGGTCAACGCCGAAAGAACGCTTCATTGATTCAATCAATGATTGCTCGTCTTCAGACGCCCATAGTTTTTCTGTAATCACTGCGCGGTTTTCATCGGCAGTGTTTTTGAATCCAATTTTATGTGTACTCATTTATTTTTTATTCCTTTATAAATTAAAGTTCAAAACCAGCGCCGTTGTTACAGCCTAGTAAAACTCTACCAGTTGAAGACGAACCCGCAGTGATTGCAGCGTCTTGAAAAATACCAATTTTGTTTGTACCAGTTGAAGACACAGTTTGTGCGTCAGTGGTAGAAGCATAAACGTCACCGCCAGCAACGAAAGAATCGCCAGACTTCAATTTAAGAAGGCAAATGACTCCGTATTGTGGGCCAGCAATTCCTTCAATAGCTTGAGCAGCGTCTACAGACGTGCCAGTGTATGAAGAGATTAACTTTCCATTAACGATTGTGTTACGAGCAACGCCCAAAACGCGAGCCGCGTCTGTATCGCTAGTTACTGGTTTGATTAGGTGATTGGTAGTATCTAAATAAAGAATATCACCTTGGTTGAAGCTCACTGCCGAGCTAATTAAGTTCAATGCGGACTCGAATACAGATCCGGGTCTTACTGAACGTACAATGTTATTGATCGCTTTCGTAGCCATGTTTTTATTTCTCCTTGTTTATATTTATTTAAGCATATCGCCGAAAGAAATTTTATTTCCTTTAGACGGTGCACTTACGGTTTTTTCAGTTGAAGTTACAAAGAAAGAGGACTTCGCTTTAGACTCACTTCCAAGCGATAGACCAGCTTCTTTAAAAGCTTCCACATAAATTTTGATTGCTTCATCCGCTTCTTTTTCAGAGCGAATCTTTTTAGCACGAATCTTATCAGTCACAGAACGTGGAAGTTTTGACTCTGACAATTTCTTGTCAAGGTATACAGCCATGTCGCGCTTCTTAAGTTCTGACTCAAGCATTGCGATACGAGCTTCAAGCTTCATAGACGCCGCTTCTTTTTTAGCTTCATCTTCTGACTCGTGTTTTGCTTCGTCTTCGCTTTCATGCTTAGCTTCGTCTTCAGACTCGCATTTTTCAGCTTCATGCTTTGCGGCCATGTGCTTTGCTAATTTCATTGCATGAGCGGTTGCCTTAGCTGCGTCTTCTGACTCGTAACCCATTTCCTTGTAAGCTTCGCAAGCTTTATGAGCGGCTTCTTCTTCTTCTTCGCCCATTTCTTTACCATCATCGCCCATGTGTTTTTTAATCATGTCGAGGATAAGTTTCTTATCTTGCTCTTCGTCCCCATGATCGCCGTTTTGTTCAGGCGCATCTTGAGCTTCGTCTTCGTTTTCAGACTCATGTTTTTGTTTCATTTTCATTGCTTCGTCTTCTGCCTCTTTGGGTAGAATGTCTTTCTTTGCCATTTCTTTCTCCTTTTTTTCACTTTCCATAATTTCCAAGACGCGGCCCTTTGCTCCCGCCTCAGTTACTAAGTCTGTTGAGATCGCATCTCGAATAGTATTCACTACTCGTATTTGCGTCAAACCTTCTTCGATGGCTTTCATGATTTTAGGTTTACATGACTCAGGAATATTTCCCTCTTTCATGAAATCCTCAACCGATAACGCTTCAGCATCTCCCGAAGCATTAATTGAAAGCCCTACGAAATCTTTGTCAGCGTATTTTTCGGAATAGTCTACAGCCTGACGAACTAATGAACGCGCCCACTCGTAAGGTGCGTCTGGTAAAATAACAAGGTCAGCGCATAAAGCTTTGGAACCATCATCGTTCTCTTCAACGTGTACGTTCTCAAAGTGACCGATAATGTCACGCACTGAGCGCTCAGGTCTGTCTTGATCTTCAGAGCGCGAAGGGTGATCGGCATAGCATTTCTTACCTTCGAAAGCCGTAATTGCACTTTCAATCGCGTTAGCCGAATAATAAAACCCATCCCTAAGATTTCCTAAGCCTTCTTGAATAAGAGCTACTTTAAATTTGTTCTTAACCTGAGCGCCCTTTGATGGCCCGCCTTCGCTTTCCATAAATCGAGCGGAAACAAATCGATCTCTTAAAGAAGCTTCAGTGTGAACAAATTCCTTGGGCTTCATTTTGCCCTTAAACTTTTTATCTTTTTTCTTTTTAGTGTCTGGAACTTGAGCGCGAAGAACAGCGGCGTTAGCGCCCATTTGTTCAGCCTCTTTTTTCATTGCATCCACTTTGTCTTTTTGATCAACGATAGCCAAACCTTTGGCTTTCAATGTATTGACCAAAGTTGCCGCGCTCATCTCGGGAGTATCTAACAAAATTTGATTAACTTGGTCTTCAACGGTTGGGCTTGGGTTAGTCAATGGTTTTGGCTCGGGCTCACCCACCACTGGCTTAACTTCTTTTTTCTTCGAATAAACGTCAGAAGCATAGAACCAAAACGGTTGCTTAATGCCTGTTTTGTCGTCTTCTTTTTTCTTAACCAGACTTTCAATCGTTTTAAGTAATTTCATTCTACCATTTTTCTCGTTTAGTTCTTTGAGCTTTAGAAACGAACTTAACTTTAATGTCAAACTTGCCGCTAGTGTTGGGCTGAACTTGAGGTTGGTAATCCATTTCTTTTAAGTTTATGCCCATACTTTTCGCGACTCGCTCAACTTCCTCAAGAGACTTGCAGCGGTATCCTTCGATTTCGTAAATATGTCGTCTAACAACTTTATTTAAATTCGTGGAACCGCGATCAACTTCTTGAAGTCGTTCGTCTTCTCTGCCTAGTAGAGTCTCAGGGTTTTTCACAAACTCGTCAAATGAGGGCATCCCAAACGAATGTGGGTCTTCCATTACATCGTCAAAACTTGCTTCGGCTAACTTTTTAAGTCTATCAGTCATAGTGTTTATCCTTGATCTCGGTTTTTTCAGTCGAGGGAATATTGCTATTAGATTTAGGTACTTCCGGAATGCTACCAATAGACGAAGGCGCGGTCAATGGGCTGGCCATTGCTGGTGAGCTTGGATCCTCTTTAATTTTCATTTGCTCTTCGTCGTAAATATAATCGGTAACGTTAAATTCTTTCGCTACCATGTTAGCCACGCGCTCATTTGCAAACCATTTCATGTTCTCAGCAAATGCCAAGTCTTGAAGTTTTTGTGAACGGTCAGCGGTAACAATTTCAGGGAACGTAACTTCACACTCGGCGTCAATTCCGAAGTGATCCATTAAGTGATCCCATAAATCTAAAATCACTTGCTCATAAATTTTCTGACGCCCTTCAAATTTCTTAGCGACTGGTTCGGTTGCTACAATAGCTGAAGCGCGAGTTTGACCGCCTGATAAGTGAGTCCCAAAATAAGAAATAGGAATCCCCATGCCTGAAGCAACGCATGAAAGCGCCCACTCAAATGTAACGTTACCGCCACCTTTACCAGTGCCTTCAACGCCTTTATACTCGCGCTTTACTTTCGCGGTATGTACGAACTCAGAGCCAGCGGGTGCAATCGTTCCAATGCTTGCTTGATCTTGAATATAAGCGTTAATGTCACCTTGTGAACCCTCAATGGTTGTATCAATGCACCAGCTTGCTT